TGGTCGACGCCGGCCACACCTTCCGAAAGGGCAAGCGTTAAATGCCGGCGCCGGAGTATGGCGCGGGCAGTCTGCGCTACCGCCTGAAGTTCTCCGAGCGCGACACCACCGAGGACGAATACGGCAACGTCTCGACCGGATGGCTGGAGCGGTTCACGGTGTCAGCCAACATCACCGCCAAGGTCGGCGGCGAGGCCGTCGACGCGGCCAGGCTGGCCGGCCGGCAACCCGTTGTGCTGACGGTGCGGCGCTCGACGGACACCAGGAAGGTCACCACCGACTGGAAGGCCACCGAGGTCGAGAACGGCACCGAGTTCAATATCCGAACCGCGATCGACCCGTTCGTCGGCGACAGCCAGCACGGTATCTGGATCGAGATGATCGCCGAAACCGGGGTGGCGGTGTGAGCTATTCCGATCCCGCGTTAGCGATGCAGAAGGGCACGCTGTCGCTGATGAAAGCCGGCGCGACAGGCGTGCAGACCGGCGGGCGGATCTACGACGGCGTGCCGGGCGGGGCGTTAAAACCCTATGTCAGCTTCGGGCCGTTCCAGATGTTGCCCGAACACGGCGACTGCCTCGACGGCGGCGAGGCGTTTCTAACGTTGGATGGCTGGGCGGCGGGACCGGATACTGTCCAGGTCAAGAAGCTCGGCGCCGCCATCGCATCCGATCTCGATCGCGCCGAACTGGTGGTCGACGGACAACGGCTGATAGAACTGTCGATCGAGCAAATCCAGTACATGCGCGATCCAGACGGCATCACCGCGCACGCGGTGGTCACGGTGCATGCCTGGACCGAGCCGGTGGCTGTTGACGCCACGCCGCCGGCTAATACCGGACTGCCGCAGATCTCTGGATCTACGGTTGTTGGCGCAGTTTTGACGACCAGCACCGGCACATGGACAGGAACTGAACCGTGACCTATGCCTATCAATGGAAACGCGGCGGGGTGAACATCTCGGGCGCCACGGCCAACACCTACACACTGGTGACGGCCGACCTTGGCGCGATGATTACGGCGACGGTTACCGCAACCAATACGGCGGGCAGCGCCAGCGCCACGGCAACCGCGGTTGGCCCTGTTACCGCGGCGGCATCCACCGCCCTCTCCTTGCAGGCGCAGCCAGGCTCGTTCGCGTTAAGCGGCGAGAGCATGGAAATCGTGGTTGCATACGGGATGCAGGCTGGCGCGGGTTCGTTTGCTCTGGCCGGGCAGAGCGCGACGTTGACACCGCCTGCGCTTGCCGGGCCAACAGTGAGTTATATTGGGCATGTTACTCCGACGGGCACTGGTTCAAGCACATTGACGGCAACGGCGGTGCCTATCGGTAATCCCTCCTATATCTTAACACGGCGCGTGCTGGTCGTCTTGAATGGCGGATCGGGCTCGGGCTGTTTTATTACGGGTGGAACGATAGGTGGTGTTGAGCTGGATCAATACACTGGTTACGGAAATATTGCTTCGGGCAATGATGGTGTTGACGTTTTCTCAGCAGTGGTGTCGTCGGGCACGACGGCCACTATTGTGTTGAATTTTAACGCTACTGTATTCGGTGGGCCGCATTTCATGGTCTACAACGCCGATAATGCGCTGATGTCGGCGGTCGATAATGTGGGCAATAACCCCAAGGTGGGGCAGTCGGAAAATGGTTCGGGCACAGGCCTAAACACAACGACCGTCAACACCACCACCAAGGCAGGCGGATTTATTCTTGCGGGTGCATGGGTCGGTGGTGGCGCGGGGCCGTCGATCACGGCCAGTACCGAAACGTATGTAACGGACTACTCGTCATCCGCGAACATGACGTGTCATGCCAATAACATCACGTCGAACGCCGCAAACAGTTTGTCGACGCAGGGACCACCGGCAGGGGGAGTAAGTTTCCTCGCCATGGCGGCGTTCAAGTAATGGGCTATCTTCGCACAACGTTAACATCGGGTGGTGGTGGTGGTGTCATCCCCGGACACAATGGCGGGCGATCGCAGACCAACTTCGGATTTATCTATACTAGCGATTGGCCGTTTCTCAATGTTTTGAAAAATGCGCCAATGCCAGAGCACAACGATGTCAACTCTTCTCATGTTCCGGTTACGCCCGATCTGCTTAATGCTGATGGATATCCTCTGGCCACGGGGACGCATGGCGGTTTTCACTGGACTGTAGACATTCAGCCCACAGACGAGAGGCCGGGAAACTACATCCTCACCTGGGACGGCACCGGCAGCATTACCGGGACCGGGGCCGGCGGCTCACCACTCGGCACTGCTACGTTCACGGGATCTATCACGGGCACCACGCTGACGATCAGCGGCCTGTCGGGAACGATCCAGCCCGGTCAGCGAGTAACGGGCGGCACCGTGCTGCCCTATACGTTCATCATGTCCGGATCGGGCACCACCTACACCGTCAGCAAGAGCCAGTCGGCAACGGGAATAACCGGCGCAGACGGCGGCAGCTTCTCCAGTTCCGGGGGTGCTGGCGCGGGCTTTATGGCAATGACGATCCTGGCCGGGATTTCCCAGATACAGTTCAAGATCGCGACGGTAGGCAGTCCTATCATCACCAACGTCCAGATTTATCATGTCGGTGACGCGGCCCAGGTTGCCGCTGGCGAAATCTGGGGCACCGAGTTCTTGCGGCGTATTCGCGAAGCTAACTTTGGGGTGCTGCGCTTTCTCAATTGGCAGGACGGCAACACGGCAAACAGCACGACCTGGCGCACCCGCAAGCCGATCAGTTACGCGACCTATCAAGGCGATCAACTAAACAACAACTATTATGCCGGGGTGACTACCAACTCAGGTAATGCCTACAGCGCAGCCTTCCCGCCGTTTCATTCCTCAGATGGAACGGCGTGGACTTCCGGCGGGCCAAAGGACAGGGACACGATCCATGTCCGCTACAACGCGGCGGCGACACAGTCCGGCACCTGTTCTCTTAATGTTGGCGGCACTGGTGCGGTCAACATCCTGACCAAGCACGGCGGCGCGCTGGTCAACGTGTTCTATCCCGGCAGCGCGGGAGACTTCCCGAATAATTCCGTGGCGACGCTGACCTACGACGCCAAGATGGTCGGCTGGGTCCAGCAGGGCGGCAATGCGGATCAAGGCAGTGTCGGCTTCCACGACGTGGTCCCGCCTGAATTGATGGTGCAACTGTGCAAGGATGTTGGGGCACATCCGTATTTCGTCAGCCCGGTCTATTCGCTCGACCCAGCGACTGACTACATGGCCGAACTAGCCTACTACTGCAAAACCTACGCAGCGGCGAATGCGCCGTGGATGATCCCGCGGTTTGAGGTCACCAACGAACTTTGGAACAACACTTTCCAAACGACGAATTACGCCAATGTGCGAGCGCAGGCTGTTTGGCCAGGTGTGTCGGGTGTCGGGTTTATGGACTGGTACGGCAAGGCTCTGGCCAACCTCGGGCAAATATGCGCGGGGGTGTATGGCGGTGCCAATCTCGGGGTAACTTATCAGGTTTTATGTGGCGTGCAGACGACAAACGTACCGGCTGCGAGCGATGAGAGGCTGAATTCAACGGCGTACATCGGGCAGGCCGCTGCGGCGGACCCGTCGTTGACTGGCGCGTGGGGAACGATAACGTTTACCAAGCAGGCCGCGAAACTCACTACATCGCATGTCTGCAATTCGCAATACATCAGTCCGACGCAGCGGTTCACCATAGGCGAACTGACGCAAGCCTATTCGTACAGCGTCACCAATAGAGGTAACACGGCGGCCCAAGGCGCGATCGCCGATGCCTATTGTGACGGGCTGCTGGGCGAGTCGGCGCTCTACAATCTGCAATATAACAAAGATGCGTGGGCAGCGTGGAAGGCGTGGGGCGCCGCGAAAGGCGTCAACGGCATGTGCGGTTACGAGGGATGCTGGTCGCCGGATCACATGAACGTCAACCCCGGCGCCCCTGAGAGGGCATCCTGGTGGTCATTCCCTACCGGAAGAACCCAGGTCAATCCCGCGATCATTCAACTCAGCACGCACTGTACCAACAATGAGAATGATCCATTCAACAATATGGCGTCGAATGGAAATATTGCGGGCACGCCCGCGGTCGTTGGCATGGGGGTTATGTTCGCCACGGGATCGACGTTCGACAATCCTAGCTTTCGGTCGGTGACGATTGCGGGCAGCGGTCCTTCTGCGAACATCGTGGGCACGAATACGTTGCGGGTTAATCAATCGGTTTACTTCCGCGCCGACATACTGCCATCGGAGTTGACGGCAGAGCTTGTCCTGACACAGTTCAATCCAAATCAGCCGCATTCCATCTTGTACTATGTGACCAGCGCAAGCCCGACGCAGTTTCAAGTCTCGGCCACTCGCGGCGGAACGCCGATCACATTCAACAGCACGGGAACGTCGGTATTCGCTTTGGAGTGCTGGCGGATCACAGCTGTCGACAACGCCAACAACCGCGTTACGCTTGATCTGGATAGTACCGGCTTCACTGTCCCGACTTCTGGCCGGATGTACTACGTTCACTCGCAGATATATTCGAACAACATCAGGTGCGCGGGCAAGCGGTCCACGCACATGCAGGGCTATCTCTACGGCGGCGCGATCTCGAGTTATCAGAACTATCTCGACGTTGGCGGCGAGTTTCCATCCAACTTCCTGATGAGCGGACCAGGGCCGATATCAGGCAATGTGTGGAACGTGCTGGAGCCGATAACTCAATCGCCAAACCCGCCGCAGTGGCTGGCCATTATGGCGTTTAATCACTGACAGGAAAGCAAAACCGAGTAGCATCATGAGCCACGTTGAGGTTTCGGGAACGGCTGTAACGTGCGGCGCCACCGTGAAGCCTTGCGGCAATGACACCTCAACGCCAATGTTCAACCAGCTGTAGGATTAATGTTAACCGGAGAAACCAACCATGGCACCCCAGCCGTTCAACAAGTTCTACTCGTTCTCCGAAGCGGTGGCCGAGAAGGTCCACAACCTTGGCTCCGACACGCTGAAGGTGATGCTGACCAACACCGCGCCGGTGGCGACGAATACGATCAAGACAAATATTACCGACATCACGGCGGTCGGCACTGACTACCCGGCGGGCGGTAAGCAGGCGACCATCAGCAGTTCGGCGCAATCCAGCGGCACCTATAAATTGGTATTGAGCGACGTGACGTTCGGTCCAGTAGCGGCGAGTGTCGGGCCGTTCCGCTACGCGGTGCTGTACAACGACACTGCCACCAACAAGGAGTTGATCGGCTGGTGGGACAATACTTCGAACGTCACGCTGACAGCAGGGCAATCATTTACGGTCGACTTTGACCCGACCAACGGCGTGCTGACGATCGGTCCGTAATTCCAACTGCATATCCAACCTAAACCAACCCGCCTTAACCGGCGGGTTTTTTATTAGCCCGACCACCGAAGCCTGAAACCTGCCCTCGTCGCGAAAGCGGCGGGGGCTTTTTTATTGGAGCAACCGCAATGACGATCGCGACCACCTATCCATTCTCAAAGTTCCTGATCAAGATCGGCGACGGTTCTTCGCCAGAGGTATTCACCGATCCCTGCGGCCTGACTTCGAAAGGCTTCACTCGCACCGCCAATCTCAACGACACCAACATCCCGGACTGCGACGAACCTGACGCGCCGTCGTGGCTCGGCCGCGACGTGGTCAGCTACCAGGCATCCATTGCCGGATCGGGCGTGGTGGCGGCCGAGAGTTTTGAAACATGGGAAGATTGGTGGAACGTCGGTGACACCCGCAACATCCGTATCGAGTTGGGAAGCCCGCCGGAATACGCATGGATCATGCCGGCCAAGTTGCAGGAGTTCGCCATCACCGGCGAGCGCGGCGACAAGGTACAGATGACGGTGTCGATCGTGTCCGACGGTGCGGTGGTGCCCGAGGTGATCGTGGTCGCCGATGAGGATGCCCGCGATACCCGTGGCGCTCCGCGTCGCCAGGTGCCGCAGGCTTCCGCCCGTGACGCCAGGGCAATGCCATGAGCGTGGAGGACGGCACGGTCGCGCTGCAGTTCGGCGATGCG